GGGTCAACATATAGTAAAATTTATCGTGCTCTTTGTGTTGACATGACAGCAGCATACATGAACGATAAGGCACCACATTTTAATTTATTTTTGAATCAACTTGTTTCTGAGATTAAAATACTCAAAGACAGTAATGTTGAGGAATATTGGCAAGACAAATTGTTTGGTAGAAACAAGGTTCGTGGTGGGTCTACAATTAAGTGGCAAGGAGAAAAGAATTTTTCTTCCTGGATTCGTGATCGCGCTGCTGATGTTTGGAAACTGCGATTTACCCCTATTGATTGGATTTTGTGGGAACTCTTTTACATTGAAAGAGATACTGGCAAATATGCAGATGTTTGTGATTATAACATCTATGTCAATGGCGGTGCTAATATCTTGGGTGCTAAAAATCGAACTGAGCACATGTATAAGGAACTTAATTTCCTGCGCCTGGTGTTCATCTATGCTATGCAAAATGGACTGAACAAATCTTTTACACTTGAAGATTTGAATGAATGGTGCGATAATACTAATGAGTTTAAGTATCCAAGAGATTGCTATCTTTCCTGTGCTGGTGATCTTATCAAATTTGGTAGTGTCAAGAAAAAAGGCACACATACTGCACTTCGTTCAATTCTAAAAGATTACATTTATTCATGACATCAACAGCACTCAAGGCACTAACAGCAACCACAGGCAATCGTACCGATTGTTGGAACACTCCAGTTGAATTTGTTGGAGACGTTGTTAAGTTCTTCGACGGAGAGATTGACACTGACCCATGCTGCAATGATGTAAACAATCCAAACGTACCTGCAAAGGTTTTTTATACTGAAGAAACCAACGGTTTGGCACATCCATGGAATGGTAAAGTGTTTATGAATCATCCTTATTCGGATTCTAAAACTTGGGTGCCATATGCTGCTCTTCAGTATGAATCTGGCAATGCAACTGAGATGGTATTACTCATCAAACTAGATGTTTCTACCAGGTGGTGGCAATCAGTTGCAAAGTATCCTTGGATTGCTATCAACAAACGACTGAAGTTTGGTAGTGGTAAAGGTGCTGCACCTTTTCAATCTGCTATCATTTACCTAGGTAAAGACCTAGAACATTTTAACAAAGTGTTTGGTAAGTATGGTACACTTTACACTCCTTATGCTGGTAGTAAGTAACTGAAGCCTCTAAAGTGTCCTAGTAATGTAAGGCACACAACCAGATTATGAAAACTTTTGAAATCAACGAATATACTCTTGATACTTTGATTAGTAGTCTCAAAGAAAGTATCGGAGTCTGTCGCGGTGTAGACAGCGGTTCTGATGGAGTTGAGAACAGTTATCCTTATGCCACTGGATATTCGCGTTCTTGTATGCAAGGTGCGGTCAAAACTCTTGAAAGTCTCAAAAACTGAAGCCTCTAAAGTGTCCTAGTAGTATGAAGAACACCCACCTAGAACATCCCGAAGATTCTATTCTCACGGGCGACCTGACTGTGCTGGATTGGTTTATTTCTAATTCAGATATGTCAGTCAAGATGGATGGCAAACCTGCAATCGTATGGGGAACCGATCCTGCTACTGATACCAAGTTTGTTGGCACTAAATCAGTATTCAACAAGAAAAAGATCAAGATTGCACATTCTCACCAAGAGATTGATGACCTCTATGATGGTGAGGTTGCAGCAATCCTCCACGATTGTTTCACTTATCTGCCACAATACGAGGGTATTGTTCAGGGTGACTTCCTAGGTTGGGGTCAGGGTGAGGATACTGTCACCCCTAATACTGTGACCTATGTGTTCCCAGAACTCATTGACCAAACTATCATTGTAGCACCACACACTTTGTATGCTACTGATGATGCAATGAAGGATGCCTACACTATCAACGATATGGTTGATATGGAGGTGTTTGATGATACTGAGAACGTCAAGTTTGTGCAACCTGATTGTTGGTCAGTTGACAAAGATTACATTGAGATTATTGCCTTTGCCCGCATGATGTCTCAGTTGGTAGACTTTGCTTCTGAATCTGAGGCAGCATCACTCAAGATTGCACTGAACAAATGTATTCGTGAGGGTCGTGAGATTGACCCTGATGAGTTCAGCAACTCCCGTCTTATTAGTTACTGGTTCCTTGTCAAATCTATCAAGGAGGACATGCTCAAACTCTGCCGCAATAACGGTCCTAGGACATACCTAGGCAACCGTCAATGTATGGGTGAGGGTTATGTCCGCACCAATGAGTTTGGTATGTTCAAACTCGTCAATCGTGAGGTATTCTCACATGCAAACTTCGCTACTAACAACTCATGAACATCACTACTGAAAAGCATCAACAACTCATCGAACTTATCCAGGATTCTGTAGAGTTTTTCTGTGATGAGAATATGGTATCTGGTGAGGTTGCGTATACTATTTTGGAGTGCTATAGTGTTGCTAAACTTGCACAGATGAGAGGTGAGATACTGTAACTGAAGCCTCTAAAGTGTCCTAGTATTACAACCACCCACATTATGTCAATCACTCTCCGACCGCATCAGCAACGCGCCCTAGATGCGCTTCATACTAATGCTATCGGTCAGTGCATTTTTCCCACTGGTGGTGGTAAAACTTTGGTTGGTATTATGGACGCACAAAAGCGTTTCAGTATCAAAGTTCCCCGCACGATTGTTGTTGTTGCTCCACGTATTCTGTTGGCAGAGCAACTTTCTTCAGAGTATCTTGAGCACATTACTAATGCAAATGTGTTGCACGTTCATAGTGGTGAGACAAGACATTTCAGCACCACTAAACCTGAACGCATCAAATTGTTTGTTGATATGTGTCAGACAGTGCGTGAGCACGTTCTTATCTTCACGACCTACAATTCTTTGCGTCGTGTGATGGAGTCTGGCATCAATGTGGACACTATCTATTTTGATGAGGCACACAATTCTGTCCGACGTGACTTCTTCCCTGCTACAGAGTATTTCTCAAACAAGGCAGATCGTTGTTACTATTTCACTGCAACGCGCAAGACTTCTATCACTATCAACAAACCCGGAATGAATGATGTCCAGGTTTATGGTAACATCATTTGTCGGGTTTCTGCACCTGAACTGGTAGAGGGTGGATACATTTTGCCACCTAAAATCAAGGTGATTGAGATGGATAAGGTTGACCGTCAGTCTATCACTCCACACCTTGAATCAAACAATATTCTATCAACCATTGACGAAGTTGGCACTAAGAAAGTGTTGGTCTGCTCCAAGACTACGAAGCAACTGACTACCATTTTTCAGACTGACTTTGCTGCTCAGTTGTCACAACGTGGATACTCTTATTTGTATATCACTGCCAAGACTGGTGCTGTCATCAATGGCGCTAAAGTGTCGCGTGAGGTGTTCTTTGACACGCTGAATGCTTGGGGTAGAGATACCGAGAAAAAGTTCGTTGTGCTTCATCGTAGCATCCTCTCAGAGGGTATCAACGTGTCTATGCTTGATTGTGTTATCTTCATGCGTAATATGGACGTGATTGAGTTGACACAAACCATCGGCAGAGTTCTGCGGTTGGCACCAGCTGCACAGAAGACTTATGGTCTCTGTGTTGTACCTTCCTATTCCAAGGTTGGTATCAGCACCGCCAAAGCATTGCAAAAAGTTGTTGATATTGTGTTTGAGCAGGGTGAACTCTATGATTCAGTTGTTCGTAAATAATGCGGTCAGTCATACCAGTCGGTTTGGCGATATAATAAATTGATTTATCCACATTTTAGCGTATCAGGGGCAATCTACCCTTACCGCAAATAAAAATACAAGAAACGGAGTTTATGACATGAAATACCCAACTCATAGCGATATACTATCACCCAAACCACAAATAGGATGGGTCACTGATAAAGAATGGAGTATTGCTGCTGTGCCTGTTACAAATAGCAAGAAATATGTGGTAGTATATGATAACTGTAAGATGCGAACTTGTAGAAACAAACAAAGTGCAGAAAACTTTATATCAAAACTAAAGAAGCGTAAGAGTAAGTAACTGAAGCCTCTAAAGTGTCCTAGTTGTATGACTAACGCTAATCCCTACATTCAGAAC